CTCGCAGGCAGCAGTCTTACGCCCCAGGCGTTGCTCATTCCTAACTCTGGGGAGTTTCAACTCCTGGCGTCACTGCTGGGGACCAGTACCACGAGTCTGGCGAACTTGCTGCTCCTCAGTATGCAGCGCGTCGGCACGGTCGGCCCTCCAGGGCGTGGCGCTCAGGTGGCGGCGCTCCGGCAGGCTGCTGTAGACGGGCCTACGGGCCGTGGAGTTCAGGTGGCAGCACGACGACAGGCAAAGGTTTCGGCGTCTTCTGCCACCGGGCGCGGCGTTTTGGTGAAAGCAGAGGAGTGAATCGGCAATACAGAAATACGTCCCAGGTTTATTTCTGACAATGACCATGCTTGAAAGGAGAAGCGATGGGGTCTATCACGGACGTGTTGGAAAATGCCCTCCTTAACCATGTGGCGAACACAGCGTATACAGCAGCAACCTCGCTCTTCGTGGCCCTGTGTACCGCTGATCCGACCGATACCGCCACCACCCTCGCCGGCATTGAAGTGACCAATGCCAATGCGTATGCGCGCACAGCCATTACGTTTAGTGCGGCAGCGTCGCGCCAGGTGATCCAGAGCGGCGCCGTGACGTTCCCCCAGGCGAGCGGTACCTGGGGCACCATTACTCACTGGGCGATTGTGACCTCGGGTACGTATGGTGCGGGAACGTGTCTGGCGCATGGGTCCTTTACGGGCAGTTTTGCCCCGGTCAATGGCAATACGCCGACGATTCCCACGACGGAGATTAAAGTGCAGTTTAACGCCAGTAGCGGGGCAGGCTTTACTGACTATTGCGTCCACAGCTGGCTCAACCTGGCGTTTCGGAACGTGGCGTTTAGCAAGCCAGCGACGTATGTGGCGCTCACGACAGGGACCATTGCGGATGCGACGCTGATTGCTGCCGCGTCTGAGGTAGCGAATGCGAATGCCTACGCGCGTGTGCTGGTCAATATTGCGGGCGGCTCCGTGCCGAAGTGGACCACCGCGACGACAGGGACGTTAGAGAATGCGGACGCTATTACCTTTCCCACGCCATCGGGGAGTTGGGGTCTGGTGACGGGCATGTTCCTTGTGGATAGTGCAACATTGGGGGCGGGGAACATTCTGGGGTTTGACATGAGCAGTGTCACGGATCAGACCCCCCAGTCTGGAGACACCGTGCAATTTGCCGCGACCGCGCTTGACCTGACGCTTAGCTAGGGGGAGAATAGTCCTATGCTCGCGAGCTTTATCAAAGACCCTGCGGCGGTCCTGGACTATACTATTGACTGGTCCCCCTGGCTGGCCGACGATGCCATCGTCACGTCTACCTGGACGGTCGAGGGCGATGTCGAATTGAGCGATGACGTGGTCTATACCAGCATTACGCAGGTGTGGGCGAGTGGCGGGACCGAGGGCACCCTGGCGGACCTGACCAACCACGTGGTGACGGAAGAGGGCCGGGAGGATGAGCGTACCATACGGCTGATTCTGCGGCAGCAGTAAGAGAGCGTGGAGCATGGCCATCGCCTTTGGCCCCATGATTACCTGCGTCCTGCCTCCCTCAGACATGGCGCTTCCGGTCGGAACCATTGTGGACATTGTCTACCCTGGTGGGGCGACCTGGCATGCTCGCGTGCGCAAGGAACTCAAACCCATGAAGGACGGGCGGCGGCGTATCACAGTAGTCTTGTTGCCGCAGAAGGGGCTGGCATGGCCGATACGGGACGAAGAAGGCTGGATGCGTACGGGCGGCCCCTCCCAAGACTTATTGACGCCTCGACGCGCGAGCGAGGCGGGGCCATCAACCGACGCCAGCAGGAGTTGATTGAGCGGCTCCTCCAGGAAGAGTATGATGCGCTCCTGGTGCAAGGGAGTTATGCCGAGGTCACGCTCTCGTTTGTGGTCAAAGACGGGTGTATTGCGACGGATGTGTATGTGATGCGCTGTCGGCAACGACGCACGGAGGAGGAGTAACCTGTATGGTACTCGACGAGATCGGGGCGTTCCTCGAAGCCGAAGGCGTTGGCATTATCGGTCAGACGCTCTTTCTGGGCTCCATGCCTCAGGATGAGCCAGGTGCGGGCAGCCAGGATGCGGTGATGGCCGTCATTGAGATACCCGGACAGGGTCCGCGCAAAGCCCATGACCAGACACTCTATGAGCTGCCCTATCTTCAGATTGCAACGCGTGGGTCCCCGTATGGCTATCAGGCGGCACGGCAGAAGGCTCAGGACGCATGGGACGCGCTAGATGGGGTTGCTAATATGGCGCTTAGTGGCACAACGTATCTGCTGATAGAGGCGTTACAGTCTCCATATTTTTTACGCAGTGACGACATGTCACGTCCGCACATTATCTTCAATTGCCGTTGCACGAGGGCACTGTAGAAATCTTTCTTGCATCTCTTTGTTGACTCGCGTACCTTCTACGAAACTTTTCTTTCGGTATCCCATCTGCACCCTGCATGACGAGTGGCGGGCAGCAGCGAGTGAACCGAGGACCAGGGGCCATTCCCCTGCCTGACCTCGGTTTAGCTTGTTGTGGAGCTTCCGTCATGCCCGAGCCCCTCTACACTACCGATAGCTGGAACGGCATCCCTCATTACGTCTGTAATGCCTGCGGCTACGATACGCTTCAGCTTGCCCGTATCACCGACCATTGCGGAAGTTGCCCGGCGGTTGCGGCGCTTGAGCCTTCCCTCGCTCAGGCTGAAGCGTCCCTATCTTCCCCGCCGGGCAGCACGCCTGCGCCACCAGATCCCCCACCCACGGATCCGCCCCAGTCTCTGCCGGTCGAGGAGGTGCCCTCATGAGTACCCAGGCGTATTCGGCCTATGGCACTCAGGTTCGCGTTGGTGACGGCATCCCGCTTGCCGTGTTGACCATCAATGCTGCGACCAACACGGCGCCCATTCTCGTCACCACTACAGCGGCCCATGGCGTGATTGACGTGTCCTACGCCACGATCGCGGGCGTTGTCGGGAATGCGGGTGCGAATGGCTCCTGGGTCGTCGAGGCGGTCACGACGACGCAACTGCGGCTGCGGAACTCCGTGGGCAATGGGACATACACGAGCGGGGGGACTCTGACGAAGGTCAGTACGTTTGCCTCGATTGCCGAACTCACGAACGTGCAGGATGCGGGCAGTCGGACGGATGTGATTGATGTCTCGGCGCACGATGGCTCCGGCTATTCCAGTGAAATTGCCACGCTCAAGCGCACGAATACGATGCGCCTGAGCGTCAATCTGGCGCCTGATCATCCCACGCATGACGAAGTGACCGGGTTACTCAGTCTCTACAACAGTGGCGCGCGCCGGGATTGGCTCCTCGTCCTGCCGCCCTACCCTGGCACGGGGAGGAAGGCGACAGGACATCTCTACGGGGCCGTGACGTACTACACGATGCCGCTGCCTGTAGCTGGTGCCGTGACGGCTGAGATGGAACTGAGCTTTGATGGTGCGTTTAGCTGGACATCCTAGAAAGGACTAGTTTATGGCCACCCTTGCCAGGTCTGCGTATGGGACAACATTTCGTATCGGTAGCAACGTCATACCTGAACTTATCAATCTCGATGGCTTGGGCAGTAGAACAGACCTCGTGGACGTGTCAGCACACGATGGTTCGGGCTATTCGAGTGAGATAGCAACGATTAAGCGTAACAACCCCATAACGGCCACAATGAACTATGTCCCAGGTAATACTATTCAAAATAGTCTAAAGGCCCAGTATGACGCCGGCACGTCAACTTCGTACAGTGTGACCCTTCCCGGCACGCCGGCCGCCGTCTGGACCTTTAACGCCATCGTCTCCCAGTGGCAGTTGAATCCGTTGCCGGTGAATTCTGTCCCCCAACTCGCGGTCATCTTTAATCCTGATGGGCCTATTGTGATTAGCTAGGTCGTCCTATGCTCGATATTCACTGGACCTTGACCGTGTCCGTTCCGCAACTCGACGCTCTCCAGCAGACGTTGCTGGAGCTAGGAGTCAACATCGTGGCAGAGATCGCGGGCATCCAGAATGCCATTAACAGTCTCGTGACCAATCAGGCCGCTGGCCAGGATGCGCTCTCCGCCCATCTCACGGCCATCGAGACGGAAATTCGGCAGCTAGGAGATAACCCTACGCAGGCCCAACTCGATCACCTCGCGGACCAGGTGAACGCCGCTGCCGCCACTGCGGCCAAGGGCGCCGAGGATCTGCGGGCGATGACCGAGCAAGTCGCAGGCATGGTCCCTGACGCGCCACCCCCAGCATAGGTAGAAACACGTATGGCTGACCCGCGTGTCATACCACTCGTGGACATTGTCTTGGACAAACCACGGCATTTATTGTTCGACCGTTTAGCCGTCAAGTTCATTGAACTGGAGCTGACCAGGATCTGGGGCCGGGAATATACGTTTTATCAAGCACTCCGGCTCTGTGCCGAAATGCTCCAGAACGATGATTTGAGCAAGCTCAGTCTGATTAATATCACCGTCATGCTCTGGGCAGGCTGTCTGCACGAAGACCCCACGCTGACGCAAGCCACGATTGAAGAGGCGCTCCCGTACGCCGATCCATCGCTGCTCATCCCGTACGTTGGCCCCATTCTGCAAGCGTGGCAAGCCGCGAGCCCGACAGCGCCGCCGGTGCAGGAAATGAATGGCGAGGTCGTCGATGAGAACCCTTTGGACGCATCGCCTGGGAGCAGCTCTGGAGTTTTGAGCGGCAGTGCCTTGGCCTGAGTGAAGCGGAGTTCTGGCGACTCACCTTTCGCGAGGGCTGGCTCCTCGCGCAACAGTACTGGCGGGCACAGGCGAGACGCGACCGGGCGACAGCCCTAGTGGCGCAGATTCTCTTGAACGTGAACCGGGCTGAACATACGAGCCCGATGAGTCTGGAAGATGTGATGCAGGCCCTAGGCCATCCTGACGAGACGCCGCCTCCACCGCCGGTCACGGTGGAGCAACTGCATGACCGCTTTGCGTTACTCGCTGACGTGTTTCGCGGGAATGGGACGATGGATGGATGAGGAGTAGCACTTGTGAGTGAGATCCTGGCCGGAGACGTTGTTGCGAGGTTGCGCGCGGACGTAAGCCAGTTTAACCAGGCCATTGCGGACGTGCTCCAGCGCCTCAATCAACTGAGCCAGGCAACGACCCAGTTTCGCGCCACCCAGACCCAGTCGCAGTCAGCCATCACCAACCTCAGCGCCGCGATGCTAGCGCTCCAGCAGGCCATTACCCGCCTGACGCAGGCGCAGACTCAGTCCACCACGCAACAAACGCAGGGCCAGCAGAGTAGCCGACAACTGGCAGCGGCCTACCTTGCGCTGGCGCAGTCCATTGCCCAACAGACCCAAGCCTATAGCCAGATGACGCAAGCCGTTACGCAAGCCACGCAAGCCATTACCCAATCCACGTCGTCCCTGCGGACGCAACAGACCGTGCTTCAGCAAACAACGCAGGCGACGGGTGCAGCGTCCAGCGGCTTGAAAGCCATGCTGACCATCGCCGGGGGCATCGGGGTTGCGACCGGCATTGGGGCCATTGCGGGGCAACTCAAAGACCTGGCGGTCCAGACCGTACAGGTCGGCGCGCGCATGGAAAGCTTGCGGTCCTCCCTCTCTGCTCTGGGGGGTAGCGCGGCCATTGGGGCGGCGCAATTCCAGACGCTCTTTAACACCGCCCAATCACTCGGCGTTGCCTTTGAGCCCCTTGCTCGCAGCTTTGTGAAGCTGACTGCGGCCGCGACCCAGGCAGGGCTCCCCCTGGCCGACCAACTCCGTTTGCTCACCGCGACCACGGCGGAAGCTCGTCGTACGGGGGCCTCCTCTGAGGAACTCGGGCGGGGGATTACGGCTCTTGCCCAGATGGCGAGTAAGGGCAAAGTCTCGATGGAGGACCTGCGCCAGCAATTTGGCGAGGCGCTCCCGACGGGGATGGCGGCCGCTGCGAAGGGTATGGGCATTACGACCGAGGCCCTGAATAAGCTGGTCGCGAGTGGCACGCAGGATTATGCCCCCCTTGTGAAGGCGATCACGCGTGGCTTTGAGGAGATGCAGGCCTCGGGTGGCAAGTTTGTCGATGGTACCCAGCAAGCCTTTAACCGCCTGAAGAATGCCTGGACCGAACTCCAGGACACCATCATGAAGGGTGGACTGGGTGACTATATTGTCAAAGTGGCAAACAATATTCGCGAGGCGGTGGAATGGACGAACAAGACGCTGAAGGCCCGGGAGGAGGCACGGGCGGGTCCCCAGGGGCCAACGCCTGAAGGCTTAGCAGGAGCCGACCAGGAGCAGGCCAAAGAAATTACGCGACTACAACGGCTGATTGCGCTGTATGAGCGCGAGAAGGCCGCCGGGACGACGATTACGCCCGGCATGCAGACCGTGGTCGATCAAGCGAGGGACCGACTGGAGGAGATCCGCAAGGCCATCCTTGAGAATACCAATGCGACGGCCGATCAGGGCAAAGCGCAAGAAAAGGTCACGCAGGAAACCAACAAGACCAAGGCTGCCCAGGAACAGCAGGAAGAGAACTTGAAGAGCCTGCGTGCGGCCCTCGATGCCATCCACAAAGAAGATGAAGCCTTCCGTGCAAAAGCGGCTCTTGCCCCCAATGTGTACGGGGACCCCAAGGGCACCACCGACCAGCAAATGACCTTTGCCAAGGCCCGACAGCAAGAGCTTGAAGCCTCTGTCAAAAAGGCGGCGGAACTCGTTCAAGCCTTTCCAGCCACGACGGTTGTTCCTCCCGGCATGCGGAAAGAGTTGGCCGATCTCGATATCCAAGTACGCAAGTATGGCGAGACCCAGGATGCCCTCAGAGAGAAAGAACAAGCGCTTGCGAAAGCTGAGCGCGAGAAAGAGGCGGCCATCAAACGTGCCGCGGCAGCACGGGAGGCTGAAGCCAAAGCCGCCGTTACCCAAGCCATTGAACTCGACTCCACCCTTGAACGCCTGCGAGGCATGACCCGTCGTCCTGATGAGAACAAAGCGGAAGAAGCCGCCACGCGGGTGCGCACACAGTATGCTGGCGCTGTGGCGGAAGTTGAGAAGTGGATCGTGGCACTGGAGCGCTCTAAGGCCCTTCAGGCGGCCCGCCCTGAAGCCCTGGAACAGTTTAAGGCGCTGCGTGATGCCCTGCGTGAGGCGGGGGAAGCCCAGGCCAAGCTCGCCTCTGAGGAGGTGCTCAAGCAGCAGATGGCGCCGCTGCAAGAGCTTGCGGTCAAATACGGAGCGGTGACCGCGGAGATTATCAGCCAGAGCGCGCATGTCCAGGAGTTGGCCAGCACGTACAACCTCGCCGCCCAACAAGTGCGGGACCTGGCGAAGGCGGAAGAACTCGCCGCCCAGTTCAAAGGGACGCCGCTGGAGGATGCCGCGGAGCAAAAGCGCGTCGCAGTGGAGACCGGCGTCATCTATCAGGCAGAAATCGAGCTGCTCAAGGAACGCTTTACGGCTTTGAAACAGAACGCCGACGCCATGCGGACGGCCGAAGACGCCCAGGCGGCGTTTACCCAGCGGATCAAGGATAACCTGGAGCAACTCCAGACCCCGCGTGAGGAACGGGCAGAAGCCCGGTTGCGGGCGCAGGCCCGCCGCCAACACGTCGCCTTGACGCCAGAAAATGAGGCGCTCCTCCAACAGATTACGGCGCAGGAGCGCTGGAATGACATCATGGGGGTGACGGAGCAGATCGGGGATCGGGCTGCCCAAAGCATTACGGATGGTCTCTTGAGCATCATTGACGGCACGAAGAGCGTCAGTGAAGCCTTCAAGCTGATGGCGAAGAACATTCTCGATTCCATTGCCCAGATTGTCATGCACGAGACCTTTAAACGGCTGATTAGCCTCGGGATAGGGCTCCTGGGCAGCGCCTTCGCCCCGACCATAGCGCCTGAAGGCGGGAGCAGTGCGGGGGGCGGCGGCTTTGAACTGCTTTTCGGTGGGACCGCGAGCAGTGGGATGCGCGCCCAGGGCGGTGCGATCGTCAACCGCCCGACGACCATCCTGGCGGGCGAGAATCCCTCCATGAATCCCGAGTACGTGGTCAATAGTCCCCAGATGAAAGCCTTGATGGGCGCAGCGATGCGGGCTGGGCCGAGCGCTGGAGGACAGGCTGCCGGTGGCGATGTGGCGGTCATCCTGGTCGATAACCGGGGCCAGGCTGAACGCGAGGCGGCAGCGCAACGTGGCATGGGGCGTCAGGTCATCATCCAAGAAGTGGTGCGGGACCTCAGCCAAGGGTCGGGCTCGACGATTGGGCGCATGATCCGCGCGGGAGGGCATTAGGGAATATGCGCCCAGGATTTACGATGGACAATACTATGAAGTGTTGCTGGGGATACGGAGAAATCCTTCGCAAGAACAGCTTGTCTTTCTCCCGCTGCGTATCGTTGCCGAATAAGGATAACTTGCGCCGTTGTCAACTTCGCCTGTGGCAAGGCTTCTCCATGCGCAGACATACCATGAAACCTGCCCAAGAGACGGCCTCTCTCGACGGCATCGCGCGCATTGTCTTTGGCTGTTCCAGGGTAGAGGTGCCAGGGATTCGTGCAGGGTGGATTATCACAGTGGTGCAGAATCCATCGCGCGGCAAGCATGGCTCCCTTATTGATGAGTTTCCACATCATCCGGTGGGCACGCTCATGAAAGTGTTTGTTGTCGATGGAAAATTGGAACGAACCATATCCCCAGTCCATGGTTCCTCCGATCCATCCCCAGCAGCAAAACGGGCAGTCTCGTC